ATCTGCATAGCTGACTGCCAAGCATTAAGTGCTTGCTCATAAGCCTGCTGCTCTGGTGACTTCTCGAAGTCAGCTATCTTAGCTCCCTGCGTTTTCATAAGATAAGAGAACATTGGAGCTAAGTTGTAAGCTGCTCCTATCTGCGGAGACTGCCCTATAACTTGTATAGCCTGTACGAAAGTATCTGCATTGATTAACTTGTCTGCAGGAACTAAACCATCAGATACTTTAAACTCAAGTACTGCCTTACGTAAAGCGATTGGATCAACCTCAACAGCTACTTTCTTATCTCGGTTATAGAGAGTGGTGCCTCCTTCGAATTGTAAGACATTAATCTTAAGTATCTTCTTAAGCGGAGCAAATACCTGAGCCTCAGTTAAGATAGACTGTGTTTGATCTCTTCCATTAGCGTTACCCATAGTCTCATCAAACTCTTTCCTTGTCTTATTGCCTTTAACAAACTGCCCTTGTCTGGCAGGATTCTGCCCAGCTAAGTTATTAGCTAAGCCAATAGTCTCCTTTATCTGTGCCATAGAGAACTGAGCCTGATCTTCTCTAAACGGAAACTGATATACTGCGTCCCCTACGTTCTTACCGTATACAGAAGGCCGTACTGGTATCTTAGCAGAAGGGTTATCTGAGTTCATGTGAGCTTTAGATACGCGAGAAGGGTCATATAGCACTCTATCTGAAATAGCTCTTCTACGGGAATGTATGATAGAGGTCATAAAAGAAGAGGCTACTTGCTGGAAAGATACAGCATTCTTAGCTAAGGACTTAGTTTGGTAGCCAAGCCCATCCTCTAGCGGTTCGCCTATAAGTATTGGAATATAACCATGAGCATTAGTTAGTCGCTGTGCCTGAATGATTACTGTATGATTTACGAGAATTAACTTCCACACTTGAGGAGTATTACGGTTAGGTACTGCAAGCGCAAACTCAGAAGGAAGTATCTTACAGTATAAGACTGTGACCTCATAAGCGTCAGCATATTTAATGGCTTGAGGCTTATCCCCAATACTTGCCCAAGATAACCAGTTCATAGAAGTATCGTACTTAGATTGCATGTCTATGTCTGGGTTAATATTAGGTACATAATATCTTCCTTGTCCAGCTTCTTGTGTAGCTGGGTTACCTTGCTTACCAGACTCAAAAGCCTTAGTTATGTTACCTATAATCTTATCTGGCAATTCAGCAATGAATTGCTTAAGTTGTATCTTAGACTTATAAGCAGTGTGCCCAGCATATTCAGCAGACTTATATATTTCTGAAGGAGGTACTCTAGGGTCTGCGAATGTATTATAAGGGTCTAGTCTAGTTAGTGCATTACCTGACCAAATAGTCTCTACTGGCTTACCTTCAGAGGAGCTGAAACTAATATCTGTCTCTAAACTAGCGGTTACACGACGCTCCCAATCTACCTCTATCGGAGCGTAGTTGTATTTAGCTCCATCTCTAAAGTGAAGTATAAGCTCCTTAGTCCAGCCACCTTCAACTGCATCATGATCTATCTTAGTTTCAAGCTGTAGAGCTGCATCCATGAACTCAGGAGCCGCAACTACTCCAAATATAGGTACTCCAGTTAAGAAGACAGATGTCTGGTAGGTGACTGCAGCCTCTACTTGAGGCATAACTACTGGCACTGTCATATTCTGAATACGAGAAGTGTCCCCTGCCTTATTAGCAGCTTGTGCTCGCTTATGCTCCTGAGATTGATCTTCCTCTCTCTGGTAAGCTACATCTACCTCTTTAAATCTAGCTCTCTGGTTGTCTTGAGTAGAGGATTGATGAGCTATAACTTGTTGGTAGTACTGTAGAAAGGCTTTCTGTGAGGTATCAGATAGAGCAAAAGAAGTTGCAGCAGCCATTGTTTGAGTCGTCCTATATAGTAGTTATTGGTTTAAGCTTAAAATGCGGTATTCCACTCAGGTACTTCTATAGCTTCATACTCTTGAGACTCTATTATATTAGAAGCTATTACATACTCTCCAAACTCAGCTATGACTCTAGGAGCATAAGTAAGTAAGTCGAGTATACCATCAGTGTTATCTCTGCGTAGAGGATTGAATCCAGTAATCTGTGTGTATGTTGCAGCTTGAGCAGGCTCCTCTACGAATATCTCTCCTGCAATTAGCGACTTAAACATAGTAAGTATTCGAGAGTTCTTAGACTTAGTGCCCGAATATATATCTACAGCTTCTATGCCTGTTATACCTGTCTGGTCGCATATATGTTTAAACCAGTAGAGTAAGGAGTATTGATAAGCGTTAGCCTCTATAACTATTAATCTACAGTTATGAGTGAGCGCATACTTAAGAGCTATGCGTATAGTATCTCCTGGAGAGAATCTACCTTCCTCTAACTCCATCAAGACTGGATAGGCATCATGTACTTCGAAATAACCTATAGATACCTCATCTGAACCTAACTTGTCTGTAGCAGGGTCAATAATAATGAAGTTACCTGCGGGTATATCTCCCTCAGAGCGAGGCGAATCAGGCAGCTTAGATAAGTCTACAAGAGTATTAGCAGAAGCATTCTCATCATTAAGTACTTCTGCATAGAATATCTCAGGCCTACCAGCTGCTAAGTCATTCTCAAACTCATTCATTAGCTGCTCTATAGGCTGCAACTCTTCCCAGAGAGAAGTACCATCAGCTAGTATACCGCCAGCAATAAACTTAGTCCATTTAGGGTTCTTTTTAAGTCTGCGAAGTAAGCTCCACTTAGTAGGGTACATATTAGCTATGAATAAGAACATACAGCCGTGAGGAGACTTAGCTTTCATAGCTGTACCTAACATCCACTTCTCAAGTTGCATAGATACTACTTCTGAATCAGCTTGCTCAGCAGACTGTACGTCATCGAATACCATTACATCTGGACGCTCATTCTTAAGGTTAAGTCCACGAAGAGAGCTACCTGCACCTAATGCAGCTATGATGATAGTCCTTCCTCTATAACCAAACTTCTTAAGCCCTAGAGTGTCTTTCTCTACGCCTACTTTCCAGTCACCAAATACTCTCTTTATATTTGGCTCCTCTAACATATCTACTACGTCTGCTAAGATGTTCTCCGCAAGGGTAGCTTTAGCAGATATAATTAGTAGAAATTTTTTCTTAGTAAATAGTATAGTATAGACTAAGAAGATTTTAATGAGAGTAGTCTTACCAAACCCACGAGGTAGCCCTAAAGCTAACTGAGGAAAACTGCGCGGCATATTTACATAAGATACTAACCAGTCCCATACAGCTAAGAATACAGAAGGAAAGCAATACTTAAATACGGTAGGCATTATAAGTGCAGCTAAGAAGTCTAGGCTACCCTTAGCTGCTTCCTGTACTTCCTGTGAAGCCATACCTACTTCTTGTACGTCTGCGTATTCGTCCTCTACCATAGTCGGTACTATAGTATGGTCGCTAGGGTCTTCTCCTAGAGAAGTTAGTAAGTCAGCAGTATCTTTAGAAGTCATAGTAGTTGGTTTTCTTAGCTGTTCGAGGTGAGCAAGAGCTTATCTCAGGAGTAATATAGTTAACAGCCAGCTCACTGAGAGTTATAAGTACTTCCGTTGCAGCTTTCTTATCTGCTACTAAATGCTTTACATGGTGCTTAGTTATTACCTTTTTACTCTTTAAAGCAGTCATGTTATCCTCCTAAGGATTCTAGTACCGGATTGGCACTCTCTACTCTCTCCTCAAGTAATTGTTCTGTCTGCTTTAATAGTTGCCCAGACGGGATAGTTATCAGGTCTTGGTCGCCCGCTTTAACTACTTGGTTATTTATATTAGTTGTAAACTTATTTACTATCTGCACTGGCATAAGTAATGACACTACAGTATTCTGGTTAGTAACTTGCTCAGGGGCAGACTGCCCTCTACGCTTCGCCCCATTAACTACTTGTATAGCTTTAAGTAACGTATCTGGCTTAAATATGAGACTAAGAGACTTCTCTAACTTGGCTAGTAATTTATCCTCTAAGGTATCATACGCACCATCTCTCTCATTATGCTTAGACAGTGCTTCGTATCTAAGTGTCGCTACCTGAGCCGCAAACTCCTCATTAGATAGAAGTTGTGAGATATACGATGGCTCTACACCTAAAGCGGCT